GAATACGGATAAAAATATTTCAAAAATACGCTTGACATTTTCAGTGAGTAGTGTTATTATATAATTACAGAAAGGAAAAGGAGGTCAAGAAAAATGTCCGAAACTATAGCACAGCGTATTGAACAGGAACAGATTATTGATGTGAAATATGAACAGCTGGCGGCTGAATATGCTAGAATCTGCGGTACAAGGAAATATATGTTAGTGATAAAACAGCTTGATTCTGAGATGTATAAAAGCAATAAAGTTCATATTGATAATGAGCTTGAAAGATTAGATATAGAAAGTGAAAGAATATTAACTGAACTTGAAAACCTAGTAAATGAAAAAGAACCCGTTTAGAACGGGTTCTTTAATTTTATACCTTACTCTTTTTTCAGCATCCCTTTCGCAAGCAACACAACTAATTTCGTATTCTGCTCTGCAGTCCCGGTATAATTTTCAATTCCATTCGCCACAGCAATCTCTTTCCGGTGCGCAAAACTGCTATCAATTCCGACCGTGTTCAACGCAGCTACCAGCCCAATACCCTGATAGAATTTTTCCGTTTCCATCTTTTTTGACATATCGAAATTTTTACCTCCGATCTTACCGCTGCTAGTATACTGCCATAACGTAGCATTTTTAGTATACTCATCTTCTTTTGAGGTATATCTAGCATACCATAAAGGAAAATCTTTTAGTTTGATGTGTAACAAGTGATTTAACAGATAATCCCGGTTAGCATAGTACCCACATTTATATCCGTAAAACTGCATCGTCTGACAGAAGTTAGCAATCAGCGTACTTCTGGAAATCCGTGTGAGTGTGTTTTTGTCATATCTAGACAGCTTTTCTTCTGTGTCATATTCGAAGTCACACCAAACCCCCAGATTGATTTTATCTTTGTACGGTCTGATGGTCTGTTCAAACTTGATACAATTCGCAGCAATCGTTCTGCCAGAATGGATATACACAAACCAGTAAAATCCAAGGTCAAGCCCGCGTTTTATAACCTCATTCGTAAAGTATTTCATCCGTTCATCTTCGTTCACTCCGCTGCCTGCGCGAACAATCACACCAGTAACACCCGTTTTTACTACCGCATCCCAGTCTACCGGATAATTCCATTTTGACACGTCAATGATTTTACTCATGTTTCCGATCTCCTTTCCAGTTCTTTTACATGCTGCGACAACCCAGACACTTCTGTTTCAATCCGAATCAAACGGTCATCCATGCTTGCATGCTTATCCATTCGCTTTTCTAAAGCGTCTAAACGATACTTAATTAGCGAATTATTCATCACAGCTACCAGCAACGCGGATGCCAAACTGCATGTAGCTGTAACAATAGATTCTATCATTTTTCTACCGCCTTTTTTATCTGCTTCGGAATCTGATTGATGCCAATAGCAGCTAAACCGCTTGAAATACCAATGGCGAAAATGTCAATTGCATTTCCTCCGCCGATATTGAACCCGTACACAAGCGAAATAATAGAACAAAAAATTCCAATAAATACAGACACTAACGGAATATATTCATCGCACACTAGCTTTGCACTTTTGACAACCTCTGAAATACCATAACAAATAACTGTAATTGCAATATAAGGCTCAACCATTTTAACTACCTCCGTTTATAAGTTTGTATAGGTTTATTCCGATTTTAATATATTTATAACCGTTTACAACAATAATGCTGTCCGAAATATTTAATATTTGTGTTTTATTAAAATAAATCGGCTGTATGTATCTGTCACCGTTTGACGGTATAAACATATTATTTATTTTAAATAAGTAAAGTGGTGCTTCTGACACGATCGGCGGGTCCGGGTCTGGTGGCTCTGGCGGGTCCGGTGGCGGGTCTGGTTTCGGGTCGATGTCTTCCCCGTTATAGAGCTTCTGCCAAAAATACCAACCCATTTCTCCGCGAACTGGCTGATTTTTGTCTTTCGGTCGTTCGTAATTTCGCAAGAACATATCAGCCAGCATTTTTATCATTGCTTCCACACTCTCACCTGTTTGCCATTGCGTAAACTCAGAAAAGCTGTAAGGATACTTAGCTGTCGATTTCCATTGCTGTTTGTTTGCAACCTCCCACTTAATCCGCTCTAGCTGGCCTGTCCAACTGTCGTGTGCATACCCGTTTGCATCCATCCAGCTAAACAGCTTTGTTGCTGGTGTCCATTGCACAAAACCAAAACCAAGGTCAGTGTTTCCCGCGTCAAGGTTTTGCCAGATTCCCGGGTTGACATGCGATTCTACCCACATATTCCCCATCATCGCACAAACTGCGTATGATGTCCACCTGTTTTGTACAGACGCGCCCGCAAGATAGTCATATATCTCGCGGGCATTTTCTAACGCTTCGGCAAGCGTTAGCCATCTGTTGCCACTTATCATTTTAAAGTAAAGGTTGCGCTTGTACCTGTGTAGGTCGATAAAGCACCGCTCCCCCAGTTTAACACTACAATTTTTTTGTTTTGTAAACTGATTACATCAGACGGAACAGCGTTTCCCGCAACCGTTCCAAGGGTAGTCCATGATTCGGTATCGGTGTTTCTGCCTTTAATTGAAAATGAACCTGAATTGCCATTATGCGTTTTAAGCACCTGAACCGTAGAAAAAGCGTTTTCTTCGATATCCAGACTTGCATTGGCATCGTCACCGCTTCCCCTAGACACGTTGTGAATTGTCATGGTTAAGGGCTGAATAGCTGGTTTTCCCTCTAGCGCGGTCACTCTTTTATCGAGCTGCTGCAAAGTCGTTTTGTTTCCGTCCGCTGTCTGTTTTGCTTTTGTCGCGTTCGCGCTGGCTGTATTCGCAGCATTTAAAACACCGGTTGCTGCTGTCTGGGCAGCGGTCGCTTTCTCTTCCGCGCTGTTTGCCGCTTCCTGTGCTGCCGTCACGTCTCCGGTCATTCCGTCTGCAGTTTCTTTCAGCTGCGCCACCTGTTTTTTGGTATCTTCGTGAACCGCTTTCAGTTCTTCTTGCGCACCTTTTACTTTTTCAACATCGTTAACTGCTTCCTCCGCTGTCTGGCTAGCAGTAAATAAAGCGCCGTCAATGATCTCCATATCGTTGTTATAGTCTCCAAGAAAAGTCGGCTTGTCTGTTCCGATAAACTGGGATAATTTAAAATTGGCTGTTTTGTTTGTGCTACTCATATTTACCTCCTTTTTTAAGCGTTTTCTAACGCTGCAATTCTTTCCTGCAATGGCGTGATCTTTCCAGCGTTCGCGCTGTTCGCATCGTTTGCAATTTTTACAGCTTCCTGCGCTGCTGTTACCAACTCTTTTGAATTGTCAATATCAGCAACTGCGTTTGCTGCTTTTGCTTCTGCTCCGCTGGCAACCTGCGTCAAAACGTTCAGCGCGGGCATCACAGCCAGCAATTTACCCTGCGATAATGTGATGTCATTTTTTAATGTTACATTTTCTTCGGTCATTGTTGTGATCTCTGCCTGGACTGTTGCCATTTCGTTTTTTACGCCGGATGTTGTACCTTTCAGCGATTGCAAGGCTGCATCAATTTTTTTGTTGTTTTCGTTCCAGTCTCCCATGATGTCAACAGCATCTTTTTTCTGATACATGCCAAAATTGAAATACCTTGTGTGACGTGTGAACATTCATTGCACCTCCTTTTTAACTGGTAACTCCTTTAGTAAAGAGTTTTCGCAACATAAAACACCTCTAATTGATGCAAAAGCAAAATTTTCAAGAGAGGTTGTTTTTTCGCTTGCGGTTAAATTGTAAACATAAAAATGGAATCGAATAGCTGTTGGCAATCCGTTTTTATATTTATTTTCCGCTTGATAATAATAAACACCGTTACTGCTGTTTGTCTCTATGCACATCCACGTGTACCACTCATTATCATTAGTGATTTCTACGTTGAATTCAACTACTCCCGACCACGTATATGGGTATGTTTCAGTTGTTGGCTTTTCTGGCGGTGTTATACTCGTTACGCATTTTTTAATAAACCCGTGTGCACTCCTTCCAATTGTCCGCACTCCAAGCCCATTACCAACGTTATAGGTATCGTAAAAAGTGGCGTTTTCCGTGTCCCACCACAAGGCATCCTTTTTTTTTGTTTTGATTGCCTGACAAGTTTCTGACATAACAGAGTCAAATTCCTGCGCTGTCAGGTGCAGTTCTGCGTCCACCTGCATCACTTCGTCCAACGCTCTCGCATGGGAAAGTGTGTCCCCGCTCGCCGGGCTGTTCACGCTTGCATCAAGAATGCCGTACATCTTGCAATAACTTTCAGCATCAAACGTACCAGCACGTATATGCAACGCTTTAAAATCTTCACAGTCCTTGTCAAAAGCCGGAAACCACGAATCGAATTGACCGCAAGTGATAGCCCGCACTCTCAGAACATCGTACACGTTGTTGACAGTGTTCCCCACTCTGTCACGGTATCCTGTTGTCGGGTCAAAAATCCGGAAACCATCTTCATTTACTTCATCAATTTCCAGACGCAGCTTTTCAAGCTGCTCTTCAACCCATTCTTTCAGGCGTTCAACTGCAAAATCCGTGTACTGTTCCAGATATGCTTTTGTTTCGTCAATCTTACCGTTCAATTGCGCCACATCTTTTTCATGTGTAAGCTTGATATCATTAGCATACGCCCGCAATTCTGCGATCAGCGTTTCCAGCCGTTTCACGTCTTTTGTATGCTCCGCCCAGTAATAAGCGTCCTGCGTGTCGGTGTACGCTTTTAAATCATCGACCGTTTTTGCAAGCGTTTTCAAAAGCTCCGCTTTTAATTCTGCTACTTTTGCGTCTGTATAATTCTGGTAGTTTGTCTCTAAGTCAGTCAAAAATTGGATGATCTGATTTATATTGTAAGCAATCTTCTGCATCATTTCCAACTGACTGATAGACGCATCCCACTCAGACGGCAAGGATAAATAGGCATTATTAAAACATAGCTTTTCCGGTAACTTTTTATCCACCTCTTTTACCTCCTTTTAGTAAATTTTTAAGAAAAGAGAACGGGAAATCGTGTCCGAGAATTGCCCTACTACATCCATAAGCGTTTCCCGGTATTTTAAAATCAGTTCTGCCTGCGGCACATTGTAGCCACTTTCTTTATAATTTTCTGAGTACACCTCTTTTCCGTTTGAAGATGTCGTTCCGTTCCCGCTGCTCTCATCTACTGTTATTGTAGTTGCATAATCCGCGTTTGTCAAGCGGTTTTCCGGTGTATCATCAAAAACATTTTTGTTGTTGTTTTCGCTTGTGCTTTTCCCGCTTGCGTTTGTCTCTCTGTCGCCATTCCGTGAACTTTCCCGGCTGTAGCTCTTTAATTTGTCCAGTTCCAACAAACTCGATTCATATAGTTTATTATACACGGGTAGCCAGCGCGAAACGTTCTGATTAAATTTCAAAATAAAGTATTCCGGTGTTTCGTATTCGATTTCTCGCATCATATTGTCCACACAGAACTGCTGGAAAAAAGCGTTTTTAAATTCTTCGTTGAAAAAATTGTTTGTGTTATACAGCATTTTAGAGCGCGCTTTTTCGATTCTTTCCATAACTCCCATTTCATCTTCTAACCGGATAAAAGCGTACCGTTTTTCTTCCTGCGGGTGTAGCGGGTTATTGTCCTGCGAATAGTGAAAAATGATATTTCTTAAGGTTGTAGTGTGGTTACTCATTTTCAGTCACCTCCGGTTCTTCCATAATCACAGGGCTGGTCTTTGAATCCGCGCTATCAATTCCGGCAATTTCCTGTGTTCCCAGACTTAAACGATTGCAATTAGGATTAAATTCCACACTAATCCCAGATAAATCTGGGAACAGTCTTTTAATTTTCTCAATAGCCTGGCGGCGCATAAACAGCCCGCCGTCTCGCAGCGCAAGAATGTGTTCTTCGTTCGCTTCTGCTTCCGATTCTACTAGACGCTCTTTTTTGTAAATGTTCAGGTTGTTGTACCCTAACCGTGTAAGGTATTCGCTCCAGATGCAATTCTTTTCTTTTTCCAGCTGTTCCAGAATACACGGAACAGAAAAATCTAACACTCCCTTTGTATCTGCAGAAAAACCGTCTGTATCGTCCACCAAAACAAAAGGTTTTCCGTCCTCCGCTTCATTGATAGCGTGTTTCGCACTGTTTACATTGTCTTTATTTACAAAAATTCCTTTAGGTTTCATCTGTAGCCGGGTGTTCACATCTTTCGCCTTTTCAATCATAGTAAATTTTTTTGCGAAATAATAAATTTCCGGCATGAACGGGCGGAACGTCTGATCGTTAAAAATGATAGCGCTGTCTTTTTCGGTCGCTTTGTGATGATACCCGCTTGCTGTATTGATATATCGGGTTGTCGGTATATTGTAGATATTAAAGCTTCCCGCTTTTGCACAAGGTAAACACAGATACCCCATTACATCATCTTTAAAAAAGCACACTGCACCGTAAAAAATTAACGCCTGCTCCAATGCGCGGGCGCTGACAGTGTCCGGCAACCCTGCCCATGTATAGCGGTTGATTGCTAATAAGTACAGTTGACTGACAAAATGGTCGAACGTCACGCGCTCATCAAACTTTCGAACGATCTTTCCATCATAACCGACACCGCACAATCCTAACGGGTCAGCCGAAAAACCAGTTCTTCCCATTTTTTCTTCCTCCTTTTTTACTTTGTATTGTTTCCGTATGTACCAACATTGTTTTTGTCATGCCACAACGTAAAACCGTTTATAAACATATTGCGCAATGGCTGCAAAAATTCATTCGGAATATTGCCATAAACATTTACATTGTTACACTTTATATAATTGTAGCGCGGTCTGCTATTTAAGTTCGGTACGCCGAAACGACTAACCTTGTACCCGTAAACATCAAAAAACTGCTCGATCTTTTCCGCAAACTCCGGCTTTACTGTCCACCATCTGTAGAGGATTTCCAGCTTTTTTGAAGCAATAAACGTTGCAAGTCCTCCGCCACTTGCACCCGTAAGGCTAACGTTTGTCTGCATCTGTCCGATACGCTGCCTGTCCCTTTCGGAACTTTGAAGCTCAGACCGCACGTTTTTGTATGCGTCTATTCCGGTGGAAAGCACATTCAATGGGTCTCCTGTAAATACAGATTGCGCCACGTTTCCGACAGTGTCCCAAAAAATATTCGATCTGTTTTGTGCGTGCACGAGAGTGTTTGTAGCTTCTGTCTGCGCGGTCTGTAGTGGGTAGGTGTTATTTTGCACCGGGAAGCAAGGGAAACCGCTTATATTGTTCGCGTTCAATAAAAAATCATCTTCCGCACCACAATAGTTTTCTGTGTATAGGTATAAATTCGGTGCGGGAATAAGTGTTCCAACTACTTTTACAGAGGGAATACCCTCCGGCAAAAATTCCGGTTTTAATACAGTTCTCGCCCCATTCGGCAGTACAAGCTCGATAAAAGAAAATTGAGACGTGTACATTTTTTTATTTTTATATGCCGGGAATTTCGATAGCCAGTTTGCAAGTACCCCGCCGACAGGAATTACAGTTGGAGCAGAACTATCTGCAATTACACCTACCGAAAATCCCATTGCTGACTGTTCCACGGTTACTGCTCCACCTATATTATAAGATGTCACGGCGTAAATTGCCAATATGCTCTGCGACACCCACGGAAACGCGGAGAGTGAATTCATTACGGATGAAATGGAACTAGTTCCCCGTCTAGGGCTTACTAAGTACGCTCTAGCACCGGACGGCAAACCAGCATACATTCCGCCTTTTGCCCCGGTAACGTTTGGCTCTTCCAGCGTCCCTGGGTCTGCCAGGATGTCTATTGCGGAAATTATAACGAACTGATAATCTGTTCCCTCGTCCAATTTGTCAAGGTCAAACGTTTCTTCATGGGTGATTATATAATCCCCAACATCTACAGGCTCTTGCACCGTGTTTGTTTTAAAATCATCGTTTGCAACATGTTCTCTGCTGATGTCGCAGTCCCTTATAACCATGTCAAACAAAAACGTCTGGTAAACGTCTATCTCAAAATTCAATAACGACGCTTCCGGGTTGATATAAATAACCTGTGTTACAAAAGCATAATACCATTTCCCGCTTGCCTGATTTTTAAAACATATGTAACACGCGTTACCGATCTCTTCCGCGTTTACCGGAACTTTTACGCCACGATGCTCGCGGATATATTTAAAATCTGTGAAAACACGGATTGCTTTTGAACGGAAATAATTATATTGCTCGTTCTTATCCGCAAAAGATAACTGCCGGACCTGTGAAGCATCAAGCGGAACGTCTGCGCATATCATCAGTTCGTTTGCTTGCATTGCGTATACTGTTTCTAGCGCCACCTTTTAAACCTCCTTTTTTTGAAAAAAGGGAACGCTTCCGTTCCCTTTTTATAAAATCTTTATCCTGTGATCGCCACAGCTTTTGTTGTCTGCACACTTGTCTGTCCTGCAACAACCGCTTTCAGTGTCAACGACTTAGATGTCTCATTCGGACTCACTTCAATGGTTGCGCTCTTGCTGTCACTGGAAACAATTCGTGTGCTGGTTGCTTCCGCTCCCTCTAACGAGAAGATAACTCCGCCATTTACCGGTGTGGTAGCCGCTGTGTATTTACTCTGTGCGCCTTTTGCAATTGACGCTTCTCCGGTGATCGTCACGGCTGTGTACTTGCTAACTTCTTCCGTAGTAAGTGCAACTGCATTGTGGAATGGACTGGTAAAGTATATCTGCCAGACGTGTAACCAATAATTCCAATACAGCTTTTCTGCATTAAAAAAATCCGATGTTTCAAACAGCTGATCGTAGATGTTCAACCAGTCATCGTCTGCCACAATCGCAACAATTTCCGGATGATTCGGAATTTCCGGAATGACAGTGATTCTACCCAGAATCTGCGCTTCGTCCATATGGAACGCATAGGCAAGAGCCTGTACAGATGTTACAGCGTCGGCTTTTGGCGTAATAAATACGCGCTGGCTTTCTCTGGCTGTGGTGTTTAAAACACCTGCTGCGTTATAATTTTCCGACGGGAAGAGTAAATTATTGGAAACTATGCGCATCGTTGTAAGGAAGTCCTTTGCACTCTGTTCGTCTGTCGGGTCGGTCACATGCACAAGCTTAACAAAACCATTGTCAAGCGCAGACACGATAGCACCCATTGCGTACAGCATTTCCGAAACCTCGTTCCCGGTGTACATGGAATCGATCACGCGATCAACAAAATTTCCAAGTGACTGCGCACTGTAAAACGCACTCCGCAGCATTTCGCGGTTCACAGTTTTCTTATAAAACTCTTCCCGGTTTCGGTTCATAAAAGCAACCGCGATATCGGGCTTTTCCTGCTTTAACATCGCCCAAGGGGCGGTATCGGCACAGAACGAGTGTGCAGCCGCGATCTTTACCCATACGGATTCAATCGTTTCTCCGTATTCCAACATCCCCCTTTTTGAAAAAGCAAACGGGGAAGTAAAATACATTTTGTCGATTTTCTGCAATGCCCAAACATTTACGAGCTGGTTCATGAACCGGTTCATGATCGGCTGATACTGCATCATGACCTGACCGAACTCCTGGATATTTGAGTTCGTAACTTCGGGAAGCAAGCCTTCCCATTCTGTACCTTTTAAACTGGCTCTAAAGCTATTCAGCGCTAAAGGCACATTTTTTAAAACTCCTTTTACTGCCATTTTTTTACCTCCTTTACAGATCGAGAAAATCTTCTGTTTTGATTTCTTCTTTTTCATCCACTTCTTCTTTGTTTTCGGTTTTCGTGCCAGACAGAAATGCGTCTGCATACTGTTTTCTAACGTCCGCTACTTCTGTTTCCAGACGGTCATTCTCGTCTGCAATTTCCGCAATCAAATTTAAAATCGCGGATTCATCCAGCGCGCCCTCTTCTGGTGCATCAATTCGCGCGATCAAACGCGCTTTTGAAATTAAATCATCCCGCTTCATTTTTTCCCTTTCTCCCGTGTTCGGCTAAGTTAATAAGTAAGGGAAAACACGCGCACATCCCTATACGCCATACCGACAAGCCGTTTCACACGGGGGATCTTGTCTGTACTGTAAGTTCTCCCTCTATGGTTTTATTATATCTTCCTTTTGTACCGATGTCAAGCTCTAATTCCCAAAAAATCCATTCCAATATTTTTGCATTCCTGTGATTCAAAACGAAAATTTCCGGCATTGAATTGCTTTCTACACATCGACACTTGCGCGGATATTGCACCTGTTAGGCAGGTGTTCTCGTCATGATCTTTTGTGGATATTGCAAAAAGTCGATGAAAATTTCTGTCTGCTTTTAACGATATATAATATCTCCCATTTTGTAGCATCCACAATCCATAAAAAATACCATTGTGTTTTATTGTCATTAAATACCTTGCACCCGCAAGATTCTGCTTTGCAATAAATTGCACATTGTCCAGCAAAAAGATATTGTCGATACTATAGTTAAAATAGGAAGCATCGGAAAACGCGCGATAAAACCCACTTTGCTGCTTTTCCTCCGCTACGTATTTATTTCTATAAACTTCCATCACCCAACCGCGACCGCGCATAAAGTGGATACCGGATTGCCAGCGTTTATGAATCCCTAAAGCGACAAAATACGGATTCAATAACGAAACCATATTACTAACTAAAAAATAGGTTAGTTTTCGCGTTAATTGTTCGAAACCTCTACCGACTGCGTCATTGATTGCAAAAAACTTCGTGATCTCGTCCGTGCAATAGTCGCCCGTTTCACTTTGGAACTCGTCAAGAAAAATATTGTCTGCATCGTTAAAAAACGTAGATATTCGTTTCACTTTATCGACCATACTCAAGGCGATAACGTACCCACAAGAAATTTCAAAAGTTTCCGTTTTTATAAAAACTTCTGCGAATTTACCCGAACCGCTAGAGACTGAATATAAATCAGTGTTTGGAAATTTATTTTTTACATCTGCCCAAAACGCGGGTATATAACTGTTCAATTCATCTTTTTTTCGAACTAGACAGATAAATTTTTTACTTTTATGCAAAAATTCATTGATTAAATATTCTTTCACAGCAAAAGATTTTCCGCCACCCTTTGAGCCAGTTATAATAAAAATATCGGGTATATTTCCGTCTAAATCTTTCGTTTTTAAAATGTTGTCTAGCCTATAATGCTTTTCCATGCTACCCCTTTCCTAATAAAAAAGAGGAACAATTGTTCCTCTTTTTATGCTGGCCTGTCAAACAAGAACAAGCGTTAAAAATTCATTTTTATTGTTGGACTTCCGGTATTCCGCTCGCAGTGTAAGCGGATTATCTGCTGCCGGCGCTCCGACAAACTGTGAAAGTGTCATCATGCACTCTGCAACTGTGTGGGATAACGTTGTAATACAGCGCCCGTCCTCAAGCACGAAGCCAGTGCATACACAAGTATCGCCGGTTGACTTTCTAGTGGTTTCCCACTGCGCAACCCCAACTACCACCATATCTTCACCAACGTGATCGGTTAAGCCCACACTGTTCTGGGAAAGGCTATATAATAATTTCTTGTCTGTTACGGTGTTAATCATAATTATTCTCCTTTTTTATTCTGTTTTTTTTTCTGCTTCGTCAACTGTTACGACTTCGGAATACTTCAAAAAATCTTCGACGCTCAAACGTCTCAGCTCTTCGTTGTATTCAATATTCACACAAAACAACCCTTTTGCATCGGGATAAGCTTTGGTGATTTCCCGTGTGATCGCCGTGCTAGAACTTACTCTAACCGGAACAATGATGTCTGGAAAGGCTGTTACCTGCCCATCTGCAAACTGTGCTACCTTAATAACGGTAGTAGTCATAGTTCTTGTGAAAAACCGTGTCCTTGCGTCTCCGTCTCCTTTTCTCATTTTTTGTACTGCTCCTTTTCTTTTTTTGTTTTATTTTTATTACATTATTATAATAGCACAAACCATTTAAAGTGTCAACATCTTTTTGCGCGTAAAGTATAAAAATCTTCCACTAACACCATTCCGCCACTAATGTATTTTGGTTTTAATTTTCCGCCCACTTTCAAGCCGATTTTAAAGTCCGTTATTGGGTGACTTGCCAAAAATAACTTTTTTGATTTTTCCGGCATCCCTGCGCACTTGATCTCCCAGTGACCTGTCACTTTTTTGCCGTCCTCTTTTTGCACAAACTCTGCATAGGTCTTTTGCCTTATAAATATTGCACTGCTCCAGTCACTTTCTCGCTTCCAGTGCAATAGCTCTGTAGCGTGTTCTTTTATCAATTTTACTGGTTTCCCATCGTCCAGCATATGTATAGAATCCGTGTCGCTGTAAACAAAATTTTCATAGTTAGCCTGTGCGTGCGTTATGGTAAAATATCGCGCGTATGCTGTCACAGCTGCGCCCGCTGCAATGTATAGTGTGTCTTTTTCATGCTCCGGGTGCAATTCAAAACCTATAGAGTCTGTTTCAGGGTCAATGAATGGCTCACGGTAGGAACTGTTATCGTTAATGGCAAGCCGTCCATATAAGTTGTTCAGGAATAGTTTTGCTTCTGTTCGCTCTCCCTTGTCTTTTGTAGTCATTTTGATTTTCATATAGTGATCTATATAAGTGTCAAAAAGACCTATCGCGCCGTGAAAATAACACCCGTCTAGAATCTCTAAGTCATATACTTCATAATGCTCTAATAAAAGAAGATAGTCGGTCATAAAAAGCGTTAGTTCCGGCTTTGCTTCCTCTTTTTGTCCCTCTTTATTTGTAAAATATCTATAATATTTCCCGCGATAATAAATATCAGATGTCTCCAACCATTGCGTAGAGTTATACCGATAGTCTCCTTTAATCTGTACAGTAGGCAAAAAACCATCTTTTAGCTTAAAGCGGCAGCGCAATCTAACATAAAACGGATACACGCGTGTCTCTAAGCATTTATAAGGGATTTCTTTTTCAAAAAATATCGGTTTCCCTGTTGGGTAATAGTTCCCACTTTTACTGTGCATAACACTAGGATAAAGAGAATTGACATCAAACGTCATGCCGTTCTGTCTAATATGTTTTCTCTGTTTGTATTTGTAATAGCAATAACCACCCTTGTAAGCTTTGCGGATATATTCATCAACATTATCACTTCCGCGTTCATATTTTATTAACGCTATGTCTTTTAAGTTCGGAAAAGCTGCATTGAAGTTCATTGCATCAAATTTATTTCTAAATTCATCCATGCAGCACGAACCAATTGTTAATTTGTCGTGCCCACTTTTTATCATGACTTCTAGTGCTTCCTTTAGTACATAAATATCGTTAATAATATAAGCATATTCTTCTAGTGTTATTTCACAGTTTGCGTGTCTCATTCCTATATACTCCATTTCCAATTTTCTATGCTGCGTATTAAATGCCGAACCAATTTGAGCTAATGTCATGGGCATCAGTTTCACGCTGTCCCTAAACTCAATCACTGTATCAAATTTTGGTTTGACTGTAACGGTATACCATTTATTTGTATCCGAAATTAGAGCTTTAAACTCTTTTGCGTTCATGTCTTTATTGCGTGTATTATTCCATGTGTAGCCGTTCTTTAACAACCAATACACAATAAAAGCACCATCAAAACGCAGATTATGAAAATAACATAAAACGTTTTTATTCAAATTAAAAATATCGTTCAAAAAATCTTCTATGTTACCGCGCAAGTGTGGTTGTTCTGTAAATAATTCTATCCATGCAGCGCTCCAAACCTCTGTCGATGTCTGCCCAGGATATACTGTAGTCTCAAAATCTGCCGCTATTATCACAGGTTTTTTCAATGATTTTTTTGACATTGTGAAACCTCTCTCAATGTTTCACGGGAAACATTTAATATTCACCCCAGCCGTTTTCATAGTCGAATGAATCTAAAAATTCTTTTTGCTGTTCTCGTGATAGACCTAAGTTATCTGATAATTCAGATAAAAACTCAGGTACAATAGAATGCCCGCCATTTTTTTCTGCGTCATAACTTTCATGGATAGTAAGCCAAGGTACAGCTTCCAACGCTTCTGCTGTTGCTTCTTTTCCATTCTTCCTTAAGCTATTTTCTAGCCATTGCCTACACATGCGTTCTGCTACCGGAAAATATGTATATGTTGTGTTTATAAAATTTTCTATAATAATATCCGCACTAGAGGGATAATCTACTACGCGTCCTCTTTTCTTTTTTGCTTTTCGTCTTTTTGACTTGTATTCTCCTCGATCTATTTTCTTTTTCGCTTTTCGCCTTTTTGACTTATAACCTCTATCAGTTATTAAAGATTCAGCTGTTCTTTGTACGGCATCCGGTGTTATTTTTTTCAGCCGCTGAACATCTGCTTTTGTAGGCTGCTTCTTTGCTTTTGGAATGTCGATGAATATTGCATAGCCTTGTGCAAGCAACTTATTAACTTGCTTTTCAATTCTTTTCAATTCTTGCGCGTATACTTTAGCATACCTGTTTTTTCTTGCCATATAACAAAAAAACCTCCTTTTATAGTATGATTATATTGTATCATCTTTTTCATAAAAATACAATAGGAAAAAAGCCGCTTTGCACGGCTTTTCCTTTATTTGTAAATCATATAAAACGCGTCCAACATGTTATTTGTTGTTGCATAATCATGTTGCGTTTGTTTTGCTTCCTCCGGTGTTTTTCCGTTTCGCAGTTCTGCGTAGAACAATTCTACCAGTAGCGTTACGTTTTCAGTGAGCTTTCTTGAACGTTCCCATTCTCGATAGTTCCATAAAATAACTGTTCTTGTATAACTGTTTATGTCAATCTTGACGCCCCTCTTAAATAATCCGACTATGTTTGTAAGATCGTAACTGTTTGTGTAAGGTACGCAAACTGTGTCACAGCCTGTTGGCATTAGAATTATTTCATAGTTTGTTATTGAGTTTTTATGCAGTTTCTTTATTATGTTTTTTACTTCCATTACTTGTCCTCCCATGTTAAAGCTCCCACTAATATACTGATTACTATTATGAATACTATAAGCGTTTCTTCATTCATTTATCTTACCTGCCCATTGTTCCGCCATCGCTTTAGCAATGCCCGGAAATGTTTTACTTCTTACTCTGGACCGTTCCTCCTTCGGTAAACTTACAGCGTCAGCATACCATGCAGGCATAGTTTTCCCACTTTTATATCTTACTCGAGGTGGCACATCTACAATTTCTGTAGGCTCTAATAGTGGCAAACCTTTTAACCACAAACAAGTCTTTTTTTCAAACGGATCTCCAAACATAAAAGGGCTTATGATCTGATCCGGCTTTCTCCACTCTGTACTCATTACACCTACAGGATTCTCAATAGCGACTTTATCGCAATCCGCTGTAGCAAAGGCTAAAAAGAAATCAATAGCAACCTTTCTATCTTCCAACCTTTTTATTGCCTTTTCTCCATACTTTGCAACATTAAACCATCTGTTTCCTGTGACAGTGAGGTACGTGCACGGTGGAAAAGCAATAATCATATCCCATTTTGAAGATATATAATGCAGCCTGCCGTCACATGTTTGAAAATAACAAACTCCGTTAACTAGCTTTAAAACATCTGCTTGAACGTGCCACTCCGGATGAACGCCACTAGTTTCCAAAAGGTCACAAGAATATGCTTCATGCCCTAACTCTCTTAACTCTTTTGTTACAGCCTGGCTCTCTTCACATGCAACAAGAATTTTCATTTTCTTAACCTCCTTAAAATTCGCTGTCCAGAACGTTCTGGAATTCTGGATCAAGCTCTAAGTAACGCTTTAAAAATTCTTCATTGGTGCACGGTGCTAATTCATCGGCTACGCGCTCGCGGATATCATCGTCCATCATGTTCACGATTGCTTCCCAGTACTTGTCTAAATTTTTAATCATTTTTTCATTTTCCTCCTTATTTCCTTTCTGTAATTATATAATAACACAGTCATATAAAAATGTCAAGCGTATTTTGTAAATATTTTTATCCGCGTTCACTATTTTTAGTTTGTCGCGCAAAGTGAATGGGGAAATGTTCTAAATATCGTTTTATTTTATGTCGACGTGG